GGCAAATTTAACCGAATCGTCAGTGTATGAATCTGGCGTACCGCAACTCGAGACGACAACTCAGGCAATAGGTGGCGCTGGTGGCACGATGAACAGTCAGGCGCAGGCGCTTGCGAACAGAACGAAGTTTCTGAAAGACGTCTTGGATTCACCAACCGAATTGGCGAACAGACTACCAGATGCCACAACAGATGCCAAAGGCAAGGTGCAGCTTGCATCAACCGGTGTGCAGGACGCCACAAAGGTGCCCAAAGCCCTCGGCGCTGACCTCGTCGCCCTTATCACTGCCGCAGGATATACGCTCAACCCTGCGACGGGCACAGCATCGCTCGACGGCATTGCGGATGGTACGAATTACAAGCGCGTTACCGCTGCAGAGAAAGTGGCACTTGCCGCCGGGTATACGCACTTACAACAGCTTGCAGATGCTGAAGCGGCGACTGCACTTTGGGACTATGATACCGCAGCAAAGATGCCACCCGCACTATTAAAACAAATTGTCGAATCGTCATCGAACGGGGCAGCTACAGTGATCCATGACGACCTTGGCTTCCCCTCGATGATGTACCTGATTCGCGGGCCTATCCTCGCGGGGCATATTCACCCTGATATGGGCGGCACTACTTTAGGCACCGATGAGTTTCCTGCTTTTAATGTCAACAATGTTGTAAAAAACGAAATATTTATTTCAATGTTTAAGATGACCAGCTTCAATGGAACAAACTATCATGGCAGTGGCACTGGATGGCGCGCCGTATCTTGGCCTGGCCTTTATCCGACTGGATCACTAAATTATGATGTCAATAAAACGCTACATACCTCTAAAGGCCCCGGCTGGCACATGATGTCCATCTGGGAGCGTGCACTCATTATGTGGCTTTCTATGAAGATGGGCACAGAGCCGAGGGGAAATACCTACTACGGCAGAAGCCACGAATCCGGCTACGAGTACGAGTCTGCGGTCCGTTTTGACGGGCTCGCTCCTGGAACTACCTCGGGAACAGCGAAACACAGAAACGGATCATGCCCCTCAACATGGTCGCACAATCGTGAGCGATGGGGAATCCATGATCTTGTAGGGTCGATGTACGAGTGGACCGATCTCATGAAAATTGTGGACGGCCTCATTTATATGCCGAACGACAACTATTTTGATCTCGCAGAAGCATCTTGGCCTTCGCAAGGAGTGTATTTTGATAATACTGTTGCTGGATCAGGTGGTGCTCCCAGACTTAATACCTCTCGCGTGAATGCACAGATCGATCCGAATTATTCCACGGTAGTGTATAGCTCCTTGATGATGGCTGCAGAGTATGATGCTCTCAATATCGCTGTCCGTCAGAGAATGCTCAAAGCGGGGATAGCTCCCAAGATTTCCAGCACTGGCACAAATCCGTGGTCGCCAAAGGGTACTTTATACATGCGAAACTACGGCGAGCGCCTGCCGATCTGCGGTGGTTACTGGGTCAACACGTCCAATGCCGGTCTCGCGTGCCTTCATCTGCTTAACCTTCGCTCGATTGTGGACCACAATATCGGTTCTCGCTCGGCTTTTATTGCAATATAAGGAGATATAAATGACTGAACATTTTGAGAAAATTGAAGAAGCAAAGCTCCGCAGGAACGAATTGCTTGACGCTTCGGCCTATGCGCAGCGCCCTAGTTTTGCGGAGCGATACACGCACAAAAGCGTCGAAGAATTTTTGCGCTATGACCGCAGGCTCTACGAGCTAGTGGATGAGGCAACATTCCCTGCAGACATTGAGTGGCCAGAAGTGCCGGTGCCACAAACGATAGCTGAATTTAATGCAAGTTTGCCGAAGGCGGATTAAACCATGAACGTAACCGTGAACTTAATTGATCTGGCCGCAATTGTTGCGTGCCTGATCACCATAGCAACATTTTATTTTGGCCGTAAAAAGTCTGCACAAGAAGAAGGCGCTCGTATGACTGACATCAAAAAGATGCAAGAACAAATCGCCGCAATGGAAGCTGAAATTATCGAATTCCGCAGAAACGAGCACATAACCGAAGTTGCGATGGCTAAAATATCAGAGCGCCTCGATTATCTTAAAGAAGCGATAGACGACATAAAACTCAAAGTTGACGCAATAGTGAAGGATGGCCGCTATGACTAAACTTGACGGCCTCGCACCGAAATTCAGAGTGCGTGTTGAGGCTGCCTTAGATGCTATGGCACAAGATGCAGAACTAAAACGCTTAGACGTGCAAAAAATCATTGTCGTTGAAGGGTTGCGGACGCTCGCTACACAGATCGCCTATTATTGTCGTGGCAGGATGAAAAATTCTGCAGACGTGAAGGCAATATTCGCTGCTGCTGGGCTTTGGGCACTCACCGACAAGGAAGCTGTGACACCTTCAACATGGACTCTCAAAAGTCGGCACCTTGAAGGCAAAGCTGTTGACCTTGCTCCGTCTCGCGACGGCAAAACAATATGGTGGGATGCGCCAGAGACAGTCTGGGCGAGGATGGGCGCCATTGGTCAGTCACATGGTCTGGAGTGGGGTGGCGCATGGCCAGACAAGCATGACTTACCACACTTCGAGGAGCCAGAATAATGAAAGTAAAAAAAGGTACGTCATGGATGGTCGGGATTATTGTCTTAACAAGCCTTTACATATTTACCGCATTCGTTGTGCCTGGTGCACTCGCAGAGATTGGAACAATAATTGTATTAGCGATTGCCTTTGCTACGGTTGGCTATCAAGCCGCGAATGTAGCTGATAATTGGCAACGGTCGGTGAACTATCGGCCTGAATTGGATGATCGAATAATTAACGATAACAAGGAGGAACGATGTGCAGAAAATTATCGCATGGATTAAAGGCTTGCCGCTTTGGTTGCGTGCTGGCGCTGTTGGTTTTATTATTGGCGCCACTGTGTGCGCAGGAATCTACGCCGCCACAATCGGAGGTGCAGTACGTGCTCTCGGAGAGCGAGAAGCAACAGTTACTAGCGATCTTGCAGACCTTGGCCGACAAATACAAAGCGGCAATAATGTCATTGAGCGAGTCGCAGGCGACATTGACAGCCTTAAAAAATCAAGCGCAGATAACGGAGCAGCAATATCAGGACTCGCAGGCAAATTTGACCAGCTTGCAAACAGCGTGGGACGAGTTGAAAAAGGAATTGGAGACCTCGCAGCAACAAGTGGCCGCATTGCAATCCGACAAGACGACGTTGATAAACGACTTGTCGAGTTTGCAGGCCAGTTTGAAGGTCTTGCAGGACAAATTTCAGGCTTCGGAAGCAGCCTTGATACAATTACAGGTGGATTATCAACAGCTTCAGGCGCTCTACAAGGCGCAGACGGAATCATACAATCAGCTCAAGACATCCTTCGCGGCCTACCAGAAATCGGTACAGGCGCAGAAAAGTAAAAGCCTCATCCTTGAAATAATCCTCGCGCTGGTAGCAGCCGGTTGGGGGCTCGACGCGATAGGAGTGTTCTAACGGCATACAACTTATATATTGTGTATTGTTCCGTTATTTCGGTACTTTACAACTGATACTTGACTAGTGCTGTGCTGGCAGTATCCAGTGCCCTGGTGCGCCTCCTCACCGGGGCTTTTTTATGTTTATCACTTATACTAAAATACTACTTCGAAGGTCATTTTTTTGCCTCCTTATCCATGGTTCTAAACTCGAAACCGCATCTACCCCAAAACTGTTTTAAATCTTCCCGAGAAAGCGCCTTCTAAATCTTCAATCCTTCAAAAATTTCGCCTGTATCTACAAGCGTTTCTTTGCGCGAAAGCCTTTGACGTATACTTTCACGTTCTTCTTCAATTGGCATTTTGGAGGCCCTTATATAAGCGGCCCTGTTAAAAACACCCGTATCGTACCACCGCATTCTAGACAATGCTGCCGTATAGTTTTCAACGGCGAAAGTAATTCACTCATTGGTAGCCTTCTTGCTAAAATCCTCATCAAGTGATTGCTTATAAACTTGTTCTCTCACATATTCACGCCATTCCTCGGCAGTCATTTCTGCTTCTAGATACCGTACATTGGCATGGCTTTCATCTAAGCCCGGCGGTGGTCCTTTCAGAATTTCTTTGCACCGCTTGAGAACCAATTTTAATCGTCGCATGGTCATAAGTCCTCCTTGTATTGATATCGCCAAAGATAACAAAAGCCACTGCATAAAAGCCTCCTTTGCTTCTTAATGCCTATCTCAAAAATTCTCACTTTGACATAACTCAAAAATGCCACCAATTGCGCAAGGCGGGCCATA